GCATGCAGGGCGAGGACGACAACCTGTGGTCCTGATCCTGTGTTGGTGGGCGAAATGTCCCGGCTATTCCGCGCCGGGTAATTTGCCCCAAACGCTTCCACGGGAACACATGCCCTGTGATTGCGGCAAGGCACCGAAGAGGGAGATGAACTGATGTGGATCAAACAAAGCGTGGTCGAGCGGTTGATCAAGGAACGGTCGGAAGCCTCCGGAGCCGCGCAGGCGATGGAACGGCAGATCGCCGCCCAGAACGCCACCGTCGAGTGGATGATGCTGCGGCTGGGTCAGCTGGAGCATGAACGGGCCGTGCTGGTCGAGCGCTACATGGGCGTGACGCTGGCCGTGCCGAAGATCACGCGCGCACCGGACGTCGCGAGCACGCTCACGGCGGATGATCTCCTCAACTCCATGCCGTCCTTCGAGGACATGGGCGAGGCTGAGGCACAACGTCAGGGCGTGGACTGGGATGAGCAGGGACGAGTCGTTTACAAGAATAGGGCATAACGCATGGCATTCGATACTCCGTTGCAGCAGGAGATGGCTCGGCGCTCGACACCGGCCAAGGACTCCCCGAACCCGTCCGACAAGATCCCAACAGGTGTCGCCACCGATGTGGAACTGTTGGAGATGTGGGAAGTGATGAAGCACGAGTCGTTCGACGCTCGCTGGGTGTTCGAGCGGCAGTGGCAGCGCAACATCTGGTATGTGCTCGGTCGGCAGTGGATCGAGTATCAGTCCAAGTTCGGCGGGTGGAGGGACAAGCGCATGGCGGCGTGGATCCCGCGCCCCGTCACGAATAAGTGCAAAGAGTGCATCCAGACGATTCGCGCGATGTTCACGTCGGTGGCGCTGAGCGTCAACGTGCGGCCGAATGGATCGGACCCGGCGAACGTGCAGGCGGCGGCGGCAGCGGACGAGATCGCGCCCCTGCTGCATGAAGCCCACGACATGAACCGCGTCATGGCGGAGTTTGACTTCTGGCTGCTGGTCACAGGGAATGCCTTCATCCATTCCTTCGTGGACTACGACGTGAAGTATGGCGTGATCAAAGTCGCGCTGTTGCAGTGCGCGGCGTGCGGCGAGCAGGTATCGGAAGAGAAGCTGGCCGGTGCGCAGCCCGTGTGCCCGTCGTGTCAAGCCTCCGGCCCGCAGAACTTCCAACCGGCGATCGATGAGAAGACCGGCCAACCGGCGATGGACCTCAAGCCGAAGGGCAAGCCGATCACGCTGGCGCTGAGCCCCTTGGAAGTGGCCTTCTCGCGTGCGTATACCTACTTCGAGGATCTGCCGTATGTAATCCGGTGCCGGTGGCGCACGAAGAAGTATTTCCAGAACAACCCGGCGTTCAAGACCGTGCTGGATACGCTCGTGTTTCAGAAAGCGCCGCAGGATCATTCCATGGCGCTGTTCACGGCGCTGACGCAGACGAATGACTTGGGCATCACGCCGATCTACTGGTCGGAAGGGTCCGGGCGTGGCGGTCAAAACGATGAAGGGCTGATGGAGTATGAGGCGTGGATCAAGCCCACGGCGCAGTATCCGGACGGGCTGGTCTTCCGTGTGCTGGGCGACGGGCAGAACCCGCTGATCGCCCACTTGGAAGAGACGGAGAACATTCCCGGCCCGCTACCCTACATGGACGCGGACAACAATCCGCTGTTCACGTTCGCGCACGGGCAGTTTGAGCACGTCGGCGGTCGTATCCTCGGATCCGGTCCGCTCGATGTGATCATTCAGAAGCAGGATCAGCTGAATCAGCTGGACAGCCAGACGCTACTCTGCCTGAACCGCACGGCGAACCCCGTGTGGATCAAACCGAAGGGCGCGGGCATTCAGAAGCTGTCGGGCATGCCCGGTCTGGTCATCGAGTGGGATCCGCTGACGGTGAGTGGGACGAATGCCGTCCCGCATCGTGAGCCGGGCATCCCGATCGATGCGTCGATCATGGCGCTGCGCGAGCAGTATCTCAAGGACATCGAGGAACTGTCCGGCACCTTCGACATTATGAAGGGCCAGAAGCCGACCGGCGTCGAAGCCTTCTCGGCTATTCAGGCGCTTATTGAACGATCGCAGGCGCGGTTCGCCTTCCCGTTCCGCAGCCGGGGCGACGTCTACAAGCACTGGTTCAAGTTCGCGATCGAACTGGAGCGCGAGTTTGGGCCGGACGAACGCATCAAGCAGACGTTCACGCCCGCGCGGACGTGGCTGTTCAAGACGTTCCAGCGGACGCAGCTACAGGGCTCGTATTCGATCGTGGTGGAAGATGGAGCCACGACACCGAAGACGAATCTCGGCATGCGCGCCGCCGTCGAGCACGCGAACACGCTCGGCATGCTGAACATGCAGGATCCCGATCAACGGTATGAAGCGTTGAAGCTGTTCGGGCTCACGCGCATGGTGCCGACACTCGACATCAACATCCAGTCCGCCTTGCAGAAGCAGCAGGGGTTTGAAATGTGGTCCCAGAACAAGGCCGCACTCAAAGCGTATGCGCTGGCGATGCAGCAGCAGACGCAGCAGTTCATGGCCGCGACGAATGCGGCCAAGGCGCAGCACGAGACGGAGATGACCGCTGCGGCATCGAGCGACACGGCTCCGATGCCTACTGCGCAGCTGCCGCCACCCCCGGATCCGCTGGAGATGACGCCACTCGCGTGGATGCCGTGGTATGACGCGCAGATCCACATGCAGGAGTTCATCAAGTGGGCGAACGGCGACATGGTGCGCCAGCTGTTGCAGACCAGTCCGTTCGTGAAGCAGCTGCTCGCGCTCCATCAGCAGGCGATTGCGGCGGCGATGCCGAAACCGCAGGCCGAACCGGACGTGCCGAAGATCAGTTTCGCGTTCAACGGGGCCGATCTTGCCAACCCGAAGGTTGAAGCGTTGCTCGATTCCGTCGAGCCCGCGATCGCGGATGCGCCGAACAAGCCCGTGCAGCCGAAGCCTTCAACCTCGCCCGGAGGTCCGGGTGGGAAGCCCGGCGGGGCGGGGAAGGCCATGGGTAGCTCGAACGCCAACTCGAAGTCCGATGGCGGGCAGAAGGGGGCAGCCTAGACAGCGTGCAAGAACTGTGCCATACTGGCAGTAGGAGGGTGTGCAAGACGCATGCCAATCGTTCCTGCGCTCCGCAGGTAAAACAAGGAGTAGACGATGAGGCTGATGGATTCGTGGAAGTCGTTGGTAGGTGAACCGCTCTACGACGTGCCCGGCGACGGGACCGGCGGGGGTGGAGCAGGTGCTGGCGGCGGAGAAGGAGCCGGGGGTGCTGGCGACAGTGCCAAGCCCGGAGCAGGCGGCGCGGGAGAAGGCGCGAAACCCGGTGAGACAAAGCCCGGCCCAACGGCGGGTAATCCGTGGGACACCGAGAAGCGCGGCATTCTTTCCGACCTTAGCAGAGAACGCACACGACGGCAGGAACTGGAAACGGCGCAAACGCGGTTTGAAGCGGATCTCGCATCCGCCAACAAACGCATCGCCGCCCTCGCAGGACTCGCGCCGACCGACAAAAACTCGGAAGCGCGCGAAGCCATTCGGACTGAGATCGCGGAGATGTATCCCGTGCTCAAAGGTCTGACACCGGAGCAGCTGAGCAAGGTGCTCAAGGTGGCGGAACGGGCAGACAGCCTCGAAGCCGCAGTCACACATCACTGGACGTCACACGCGCAGGGGATGGTGGACAAGGCGCAGGCAGGAATCGAGAAGGCGGTCGGCGGGAAGCTCTCGGAGCGCCAGCTGAACCGCATGATCAAGCTGTATCACGACGAAGCAGCCTCTGATCCGAAGTTTCTCGAACGCCACGAGGCGGGCGACGTCAAGCTCATTGACGAGTTTGTGCAGTCCTTCGTAGAGGACTTTTTCGAGCCCGGCCGACGTGCGGCATTGGCAGATATCACGCGGCGTCAGCGTCCGGTCCCTGATGGGAAGGGACGATCGGTGGCGATCGGCGGCAAGACCGTTTCGATCAAGACCGATGCCGATTTCGGCAACGCAATGGCAGCCGCTTTTTCCGAACAGGGCGGCAAGTTCGGAGACTGAGGACAGAACATGTTTCGGACAGGCTATTCTCCTTTCAACAGCGACTTGATGTCGCAGGTGCTCTCGGGCAGCGAAGCGGTGCTGCTCGTCGGTGCGGATACCACGGCGCTGAGCGGACTCGCCAAGGACATTTTCGAGCAGGGCGTTTCGGAGGGTGTGAACAACGCGTTTCCCCTGACCGAAGAGTTCCCGGTCGAACAGGTCGATTGGAAGGGCGGGCTCGGCACCAAGTTCACGCATCACTTCGGGCGCAACACGTCGCCGTTCTTCGCCGGGGAAGACAGCGCGTATCCCGTCGCGGGCAACCAGACCCATGCGCAGGGTCGCGTGGACATGAAGAAGCTCATCGCCCGTATCCGCATGACGGAAGAGGCGATGGCGGATCTCACGTCGAGTGAGGCGAGTTTCCGCAACGGGATGACGGACGAAAAGACGCGTCTCGTGGACGACATCGCGCGTCGTGAGGAACACGCACTGGGTATGGACGGACGCGGCGTGCTGGCACTCCAGAACGGTGCGACGTCAGCGACCCTGCCGGTCGATTCTCCCGGCAACATCGCGGGCTCCAACTTCGGCAACCGTTTCATTGACATCGGCATGACCGTTGCGGCCATCAACCCGGCGTCGGGCGCTCTGCGCGCCAACGTGCGGGCGGTGACAGCGACGTCAAGCGATGGCACGACGATTTCGCTGACCTCGGATCCGACGTGGACCGACAACGACTTCATCGTGCAGGCCGCGAACACGTCGGTGACGGACATTCAGGACACGGCCTACGAGAAGGCGTTCTGGGGTCTGCCGTCGCTCGTGGACGATGGCACCAACCGCGACAACTACTTCGGCATCCTTCGTTCGCAGGTGCCGTCACTTCAGAGCTACGTTGTGTCGAGCGTCGGTGCCGTGTCTCTGGACGTGGCGCAGCGCACGGCGGACGTCGTGTATGAAAAGTTGGGCGGGATCATCAACGTCATCCTGATGCACCACAGCGTGCGCCGGGAATACATCAAGCTGCTGGACGCGGATCGTCGCTACATGGGTTCGGATCTCAAGAGCCCGGACGGCGGCACCAAGGCGTTCACGCAGGGCGATCTCACGATCGGTGAAGTGGCGATCAAGGCGATCCGAACCCTCGGACTCGCGCAGGTCTACTTCCTCGACACGAAGAAGGGCGGATTCAAGCGGTATGTCGCGGAGCCGGGCAAGTTCATGGACCGCGACGGGCTCGTGTGGATTCGTGACGGGTCGGGCTCGGGCGCGCGTCATGCCTACGAGGCGACCTACTTCTGCCGGAAACAGTACTTCTGCAAGAATCCGGGCTTGCAGGCTCGCTGGGACGGCGTGACGGGTCAGACGCTGGTCGTCGTGAAGGATCTGTAAGAAATAGTCTGTGGCCTATCGGGGCAATGTGTCCCGATAGGTCATAGC